CTTTCTTGACTTCGTGAAACAAATCGAATATGAAACGTCCAGGCATCGGAAGTAGTTTGAGGAAATTATCCCCAAGAGCGCTTGAGCTCAGCTTCTTTTGAACCATGTGGGACTCGGTGTTTTTTAGTCTTCCCAACTGGTAGAATTCAAGTCCACATCCGTTCATGGCAGCCCGTCGGTAGATGTATTCAAGATCGAAACCGAAGATATTCCAACCAGTCATGATATCAATATCTTTTTCTCGCACGAAATCTTTGAAAGCGAGTAGGAGTTCTCGTTCAGTTTTAAAACTAACCACGTCTTCACCTGTCGTATCCTTGTAACACAGACACGTTTTCTCGTATGGTTCTTCACTTCCAAATTTACACAACGACACCGCAATTTGGAAACATGCATCACCGGGGACGTTTGGGTCTGGAAATTTACCTGTTGAACTGTTGCATTCAATATCAAATGAAGCCACCACGAAAGGAGCGATGTCATCGCGGTTCACTGGTTTCAGTTCAGTCCAGTCATTGCACCAGATGTCAAGATCAACGTTTGCCAGGTGAGATCGAATACACCTCGTGCCAGTGTCTAACCACCCCGTGGACTGGATGCCAGTCCTATGCATGAGTCTCAGGACAGGGTCTATGTTCGACTCGTAGACGTGATATTTTCTAAACGCATCATTATACATGAAAACTGAGTTCACTTTACGCCTCGATTCTAAGTTCTTAAATGTTAACTGCATGAAGAAAAATTCCTCATTATTTTGAAATCCCCAGACATCTTTTTGTTTTGTCAAGGAGTAACCAGTCAGGCAACCCTTTTTCATCGTTTCCAATTTATCATAGAGAAGTTCAACATCACCTTGTTCAGTTCCACGTGGCAATTTTACAAAAAAGTATGGCTTGAACTCAGTCGTGACACATACAGATTTACCATCCTCTGTCTTGCCAAAGATGCTGATCAAGTGTTCATCTCCAGAATCTCTAGCCTCCCATGTCAAAGCCTGGAATACTACCATGTATATATAACCGGCCAAAATTTTAATATCATTTATTAATAAATGTCTGCCGCTTTAATAGAACTTGTGTCTGTAGGTGCCCAGGACGTCTACATCACTGGTCAGCCTGAAGTAAGCTTTTTCCGTCAAAACTATAAACGTTACACCAACTTCGCCATGAAGCCTGAGCGCATGGACTACATCGGCTCCTTTGGTTCTGGTAATGAGGTTATCATCCCCGTTCGCTCGAAGGGTGATCTTCTGAGCTATGTCTGGATAGAGGCTGATAACATCGCTTCTACACAAAATAACGACAATGGTTTCTTCAAGAGATCTGCTACGGATCTCACTGAATTTTCTCTGTGGATCGGTGGTCAGATGGTATCCACCATGGACGCCCTTTTCATCCAGGGTGTTCACAACCCTCTCATGAGGGACTCGGCCGCCAAGGCTTCGTTCTGTGTGAGCCTCAACCACAAGAAGGAGAACCACGGTGGTAACTACTACATGCTTCCTTTCTTCTTCGGTGAAGACTGGTCCAAGGCTCTCCCCCTACTGGCTCTTCAATACCATGACGTAGAGATTCGTATCAAGTGCCGTGACGGGTTCACCCCTTCCACAACCCCCAAGGTGTTTGGTAACTATATTTACCTTGATACTGATGAGCGTAAATACTTCACCGACAAGGAACACGAGATGCTCATCACTCAGGTCCAGAACCAACGTTTCTCCAGGACTGACAAGGATGTTGACATCACCTACTTTAACCACCCCGTGAAGTCTCTCCACGTCGTATCGGGTAACGCGAACGGCGCTGTGTGGAACCACGCCACCGACGGTTTCAAGTTTGGGACCTCTTCCCTATACATTAACGGTGTGGCCCTCTTTGAGGACACCTCCGATGTGTATCATCACGATGTCGTGAGTGAGATGCACACCACCGATCTCCCCGACAACATCCTCGACGATCTCGCGACCTTCTCCTGGCCGTTCTGTCTCACCATGTCCAAGATGCAGCCCACGGGCAGCCTCAACTTCTCGCGTATCGATAACGCGAAGTTGACGTTCAGCGCTCCCCAGAATGGTAACCATCATCACCGTGTATACGCTGTCAACTATAACATTCTTCGTATCAAGAATGGTATGGGTGGTGTAGCGTTCGGTAACTAAAATTCAAAACCTAAGTGAAATGTTATTTTTAGAAATATCAAGTAAAAATGAAGAAAAAACGCTCCACTCTTGAGGCTGTCCGTGGTGTGAAGACGAATGTCTCACACCTTATATCACAGGTTCGTCAGGGTCAACAGTGGAAAAGAAAATACAAAGCTCTCAAGTTGGAACTCTCTAGGACGAAATTGATCTTTGCAGATGAACTAATGAGAATTCAACAGGAAAAAACGAAAAAAATAGTCTCCAAAGACAATCATTTGAATGAATTGTTTGAAATATTCAACGCTTCTCCCAGTGTCCGACATGACGCATTGATCATGTCCAAAAAATTGGAAAAGTGTGAAGAACTCATGGGTAAACGTTCAAAGACAGTCGCGGTGTGCGTCTTACATCTGTGTTTGAAACCTTATGTTGACAGGAACATCATCTCTCAGAAGGCAAAGTTGAGCCTACCTACACTGTCTCGCAACACGAAAATTATTCAAAATTATCTAAAATCTTGACCGTCTTTTCATACATACGTTTGCTATGAAACGTCTTATCCTTCAATTCATCCCAAATTGTGAGGCGATGTTCCAGAAATTCCTTGAACTTAATCGGGTCACATTTAGACTTGTATCGGACATTTTCACACTGAAGTGCCTTTTCAACGGCAGCCTTCCTGCTTTCTGAAAACTTGGCTTCACGTTCCAGAGGGGAAAGTCGAATTGTTGTTTCTTCTTTCTTCTTGGCGTTCATTACTATTGTGAAGGATCAAGTCTTTATAAATGTTTGAGAAAAAGGTAGCGTAAAAGTTCTTGAGGTATCCGATAGCGGTCGAGTGTGCTTGTCGTGTCCGCCTCCCCACCGTTGTAAATTTGACCCGGGGTTGTGATACCTATTCTGAGTCTGTGTTGCCTGTTTGGACAGGTGCAGGGGTGATCTTCCAGGTCTGTGCGATTTGTCCATACACGAGTAGGTTTCTTGTAATCAAAACCAAATCGACAATAGTCGAACCGATATGATTTAAGTTCAAGCATACAAGGGAGATCCTTCATGGCCGAGTAGTAGGGATTTTCAATATACCACTCTGTCGGCTTGAAATACTCAATAATCTCTAACACTTTCTCTACATACTTGCCATTCTCACGACGAACAGATTCCAGTTCTTCCTTTGTTTTAAACTTTCGGGTCGGTCCCACATTCGTGGTTTGGAGTTGTGAGTATATCTTACACTCTGGAGATGCCCATATGACATCGAAGTGTCCTGGGGGATACTGTTTGTAATCGAAGTCGAGTATGTCACATAAATGTGTCGGTTTAAATTTTTTGAGTATATCTAAACTTATTATCTCATGCCCCGCGGGTTCTAGTATTTTAGATACACTCCCAGTGCCTTTGAAAAGCTCCAAGACGCGCATAGTTGAAATACGGTGCGGTTAAAAAATTGTGAATTTAACGCTAAACAAATCTGAGATATAGTAAATGATCCCACTACTTGTAGTTGGAACTCTCACCACAGCACTCGTATACACCTTTATGGGACAGAATCTCATATCTGCTTCTGAAGCCAAGAGACTTATCAAGGAAGGTAAAATAAAGAAAGTCATCGACGTTCGCACAGTCACTGAATGGAGAGTTGGTCACTATCCCAAAGCACTCCACATCCCAGTCGATAAGATCAATGAAAAGACAACCACAGAACTTCCCAAGAGAGGTTTACTCGTCTACTGCAACACTGGGCAGAGGGCCAGATTTGCGGCAGAGAAATTGGAGGAACTCGGGTTCGAAGATGTCTACTACATCGCTGGCACTTACAAAGGATTACTTTAACTTCACACCCAATACTCTTCTCAACCTCTGGAGGATAACCGGATCTGGAATAGCTCGACCCGATTCATATGAGTTGATGATATTCGCATTCACACCAATTGCTGCTGCTAAATCTTTTTGTGTCCTGAAACCTTTAGAGATACGCCCCTGCTGAATCATCTTCGCCGTGGAGAGTGGCACCTTCTTGTGCACACCCAGTTCCTCATCTTCAAGCTTCTGTTCCTTCGTGCGCTCGAACTGTTTCTGAGGAGGATTCAGTTTCATGGGAGCTGATCTTCCATGAATGATTATGGGAGTCCAATCCTGGTGACTCATATATTTGATTTAGTGTCTACCTTTTAATATGTGTTTATACACTCTATTAATTTTCACATGAGTGAGTACTATGCATGTCGTATTACAACCGAGTCCATCCGTGACCCACAAATTGAGAGTAACTTTACCGAATAAAAGGACAATTGACTTTGGTGAGGTAGGTGTCCAACACTACCCAGACCACAAAAATCCTCGTTTGATGCGTGCACAACTACTTAGGAAGGGGGCTATCATTCCTAAGGAGCTGCGAATTGAGACGGACCCGTGTGAGATACATAGAGGAATGTTGGGAATCAGGGAAAGTTCTGAGGAGGATTGGGAAGACTTCTTTCGAGCAGAATACTGGGAAAGATGGATCCTACATACTCACAATACTGTAACAAAAGCCAAATTGTCGATGGTCATGAGTCATGGAATACTATTTCTACCCACACCCGAGGATTTGTGGTTTTGCAAAGATGAATTTATTGACCTGTAGATCCAAATCCACCCGACCCACGTTCAGTATCTTCAACGATGTTAATCTCCTCAATTGGAGGAGTCTCACAACGTTCAAGAACAAGTTGAGCAATACGATCACCCTTCTTGATTTCAAAGTCCTCCATTCCGTGGTTGAATAGGACGACTTTAATTTCACCGGTGTAATCTGGGTCAATAACACCCGCACCAACATTGATACAGTGCTTCACTGCGAGACCAGAACGAGGAGCTACCCGTCCATAAACCCCTGGGGGAAGCACCACTGTGATACCAGTCCCTACCAAAGCTCGCCCCGCCTGATTCGGTACGACAGCATCTTCGGAGCTATACAGATCATATCCAACAGCACCATCAGAACCACGAGTAGGCACAGTAGCATCATACGTGAGTTTCTTAACTTTGAGAGACATCTACTTATTTATGGAACGTATCCCTTAAGCGTGTTACCGAATCTCGGGGTGATATACCTCTTTTAATTCGCTCCTTCAGTACAAATCGTAACAGAAAGCCGAACCCGAGCATATACTCATTTCGTATACTTTTTTTTCTCTTCGTCGCTGAGTTCTCTCCACATCTCACCGAGTTTTCTTCCAACTTCACCAAATGTAAGTTCCGGGTTTTCCTTCACAACCTTTGGACGCATTTTTTTACAGAAAATCATATATGGTCCAGGTTCGCGTTTCTTTTTTACTGTTTTGGATTCATCATTACCCCCACCCCTGAGTCTAAGAACGAGATGCAGAGTAGATTCCTTCTGAATATTGTAATCAGATAGAGTTCGTCCATCCTCCAACTGTTTACCAGCGAAGATGAGTCTTTGCTGATCGGGTGGGATACCCTCCTTATCCTGAATTTTTGCTTTGATATTATCGATTGTGTCAGAGGATTCAACCTCCAATGTAATAGTTTTACCAGTGAGAGTTTTGACGAATATTTGCATACTGTATGTACAATACATTTAATTCTTTATGTCAGACTTGCCGGGAATCGAACCCGGAATGTTGGATTAGAAGTCCAAAGTGATATCCGTTTCACTACAAGCCTATGGATGCTGAGAGCGGGGTTCGAACCCGCGTGTGCATAGCACAGACGATCTTAAGTCGTCCTCCTTAGACCACTCGGACATCTCAGCCCGAGTATTTTAGTCATCATACTTTTAAGCTCTATTGAGATTACCCACCTTGTCTACGGAAACGAGAACTGGAGTCATATCTTCAAACATTTTGGTGGTGGTTCAAACGCCGTCTGTTCCTCCAGTTCCTTACGCTGCTTCATCTTCTTGATATCCGCACCCTGACATTCGTGTTTTGTCAAATTGATACAACTCGGGCAGAAACTTCCCTCACAGTATTGACAGTCGATTGGAACTCCACACTTTTTCCTACAACGTTGGCAGGGCATATATTATCATGGTTTATAATTTTTTAAGTTAGATAAAGTATTGTTAACAATGAAAATTATAAAATGACCTTTACCATTGCCTCCTCCAATCTTGTCGGATATACGAATCTCAAGAAGAGTCTCAAGAAGACAACAGCTGGATGTGGCTCTGCCCTAAGTGCTTCGTATTTTATCACACAGGGTGCTGACCAGGGTGTATCCGCCGCTCTCGGTGCTTTGACTTCTTACGCATATATCAGTCTTCTATCGGACAGGGTCGATAAGTTTGAAAAGTCTGCTATCCAAAAGGAATTTATCGCACCGATCAGCGCAGCAGCTTTTGAAGTGTCTTGGAATCACGCTCCATTCGCTTTTGACTTTGACTATGGAGCGACGTTCGTTGGGTTTCTAGCCTACAAGTTTGCCCTGACTTCTGTTTTGTATGAAACTGTGAGGACTATGATGATTAAGGATAGTCAGGAATTCTACGAGGATCCAAGTGAGAAGGAGTATACCGACCCCGAAGATTGGGATGAACAACATGGTGAAGTTGCGATGCTTAAATAAATAATGTGAATCTAATATAGAAAACCATGTCCGGTGGAGCTCTTGCCCAGCTTGTGTCCCGTGGTGAACAGGATAAACATATTTCTGGTTCCCCTAATACCACATATTTCAATACAAAATTTAAAAGGCATACAAACTTTTCTTTATTTACAAAGCAAATGACAGTCCAAATGGAACCAAAGGCGGGTGGTATGTCTTCTGTAAAGATAAACAAATTGGGTGATTTACTCGCGTATACAAATTTAGTCACCAAACTCAATGGTGAGGTCCAATTGATAGATAATTGGACTGACGTAATAGACAAAGCGGAGTTGTATATTGGTGGAAGGTTGATTGATTCTCAAGATTCTGAATTTTGTGAATCTATCGCCATCGATCTTTTTGCCAATTCTTACTCAAAGGGTTTTCAGGCGAGTCTTCACGGTGGTCTGGGTTCTCAGTCCTTCTTCTACCCGTTTAGATTCTTCTTTTGTGAGCTGTGGCAAACATCTCTACCTCTCATCGCCTTGCAATATCATGACGTGGAAATTAAGATTTACTGGAGCTCCAATTTGAATACGAACAGGACATATCACGTTAACGCCTCTTTCATCATGTTGGACGAAGAGGAGCGAAACCATATAGCGTTCAATCAACATGACATATTGATATATCAGGTTCAGAAAAACTTACCATCCCAAAAGAATATACATGAACTGGTTTTCAACCACCCAGTTAAATTTATTGCGAGTAGTAACGCGTCTTCTACCAATAATCTCGTGTCTCGCACGAATGAAGTAAAGCTTCAAATAAACGGGACTGACGTCGAAGATTTCAAAACAGGTGTTCCATACTTTACGGCGATTCCGAGCTATTACCACACAGACTATTCTGGAAGTAATTCTGAAAACATATTCTTACACACATTCTGTCTATCAGCTAATAAATATCAGCCCACAGGGACCTTGAATTTTAGTAGGATAGATTCTTGCACTTTGCATTGCACCCAACCCATCGATCGCACAATCTATGCAGTAAACTATAACATCTTGCGTATAAAAGATGGTATGGCGGGTATACTGTATGCAGATTAATTTTGTAATATATCAATAAGAGATGGGTCGTACGAATTATTCATTAAACGAAATGTTAAATTCTGTCACAAAACGAGCATTTAACAGGTACACACCCCAGACTGTAGATTATCAGCACTTAGAGGCTGCTACTACGACAACTGGTTTAGTTAGCAATAGGCGTGAATACTCCAGTGCCTCCATTTTGGCAAACACGTTTTCACTAAACGCAAAAAATATAGTGGAATCAAATTATGATCCATTTTTGAAAACGTTCGTGAGTAACTTGATAAGTAGAAAAACATTTCCAATCATCGGTAGTCATACGATCACGTGCACAGATGATCGTCGCTTTTTGGCGGTGACGTCGCAGTTTAGCAATACAGATCCCAATGAGGTGAGGGTGTATGAATTTGACGAAAATTTGGTAGAACAATTTGAACTGAACTCTTCGGGAGTGATAGATACTTCTGGTAACACTGAAACGTTTGATGTAGACATCAATGATGACGGATCTGAAACGTTTGTCGCCAAGAAAGTGGGGACGACACAAGTTGTAGTGGACAAATTTGACCAGGGATTCAATTTAGTTTCGTCGACAACTTTGATGACAACCATTTTTACACTGATTAACGGTTTAATCAGTGTTTCTGAAAGTGGGAGTCGCGTCGCAGTTTCTGCTACGAGCAACCATGAATTTTATTCTCGTGTTTTGGGTTTACAAGTGCATGACAATCTAAAAACAAACGAGTATTATTCGTTATATGATTTAAACGCTGACGGAGATACCGTAAGATATGCATCCACATATTTTGCCCTCATGTCGAGAAATGGTCGTATTGTTGTTGTATGCAGAGATAATCCTGGATTCGTATCAATATTCGAGATACCCAGTGCTTCACCGAGTGGTGTCGTATCATTAAGTCCAGTTCATACTCAAACCATGGGAATAGAAAAATTTGATCTTTCATATGACGGTAAAGTTATGTTGACACATTCAGGTAGTGATGCCCTGATATACATATGGAATGGGTTGGAGTGGAAACAGTTTGGACAAAACATACCGACGGGTCTGACTCAAGTGTATTCATCAGCGATAAGTTACTACGCAGATTATTTCGTCGTTGTTTCATCGACTGCGATGAAGATTTTCAAACTGGACAAAACATCAAAGATTTTTGAACAATATGGGAACACGATAACAGGTGACTTCGGAACTACGGGTCAGACGGTGCGCATCAATAATTTGGGTGATACTGTAGTGACTGGAAATTCTCAAATAAACTCTTCCAGTGGCCAATCATTTACATATATGTATGACGGTGAAAGATGGGGAATCATTGAAGAAGTAAGTGGTTCCACGGCTGGTGATAACTTGGGAAAGTTTCTGAAGCTTTCAAATAACGGTGACAAATTGTTTTTGGGATCGACGGATGAGATTCTGGTGAAATCAACTACCATTACCAACAAGTCATCGGGCTGGAAACAAAGGGGTAGTGTGATAACAACTACCAAAGTAAATGATGATTTCGGATCCTCTCTCTCATTGTCAAATGATGGAACATATCTGGTGATTGGTATTCCTGGGGAACAGGGGACTTCATTAGACGACACGGTGGGTGGGTCTGTGAAAGTATACAGGTTTGCACAAGGGGATTGGTCTCAATATGGTGCCGAAATTTTAGGAGATGGCCCTGTAGATTTTGGAAAGTATGTGTCTATTT